GGTTACTGTCGTCCATGCCGCCCAAATCCGGCCCGCTATCGTGCTGTCTGTTGTGCTGCTTTCTGCCTTGAAAAGGATTGCCGGACCAAGGCCGGCCAGCGCCGATCCGGCGCTATTGGCTATCAACGTAAGAACATCCTCGTAAGTAGACGTTGACGCAGTTACGTCGGTTATCGTTACCGATCCGCCTGTACTGGCCCCCGTCGATATTGACAAGCGGGTGACGTTGTTTGTCTCGAAATTGAGCGCGTAGTTGTCGTTCGTGCCTATTGTTATGTCCGCCCCAAACGAATTTCCGCCCTGGTTTATGTCGCCTGATCCTCCGGACGGTGCCGGCTCTGACTGCCATCCGTTCGTCGTGTCCCATGTAAGCACATCTCCGTCGGTTGATCCGCTCAGCACCACCCATTCCTGTGCGCTGTCATCCCACACCATTATCTGACCTTCTGCCGATCCGATAGGTAGACCCGTGGACGGCCCGCCCGCCGATGTGGTGAAAATATTATATGGGCTGTAAAGTAATTGCGCCCCAATGGGTATGTCTATGCCATGATCCACCGAAACTACGGATAGCCCTGTTGCCCCTTCGGCCTGGTCGCCGTCGATAACGAACGGGTATAATTGCCCGCTTTGCGGATTGTACAGATAGACTATATTGCCGTCGTAAAATGTGTTCCCCTTGATCGGCTCCTCCAGGTCGATGGTAGTCACCGCCCCGCTGGTTGTGGTAGTCGATGTGGTGTTTACCGTCATCAGGGCCAATGCCGTATTTCCTGATGGGCCGGAAACGGCGGTCGTCGTGCTTAATCCATCTGTTGAAAAAACCACTATCTCATGTGTTCCTGGAGGAAACCCTTCAGGCCCAGGAATAGGCACCGGGTCAGTCGATGTGATGCCGGCACCGTCAGAAACGCCGGCGCCGATCCATTCGCCGGCCCATTGGCCCAATTTGGCGGTGAACGTCGCCCGCGACATTAGCCACGCGGTATTATCCGAAAAGACGAGACGGCTATGCGCTTTTATAATGTCGCCGATTACCGTTCCGGAATATGTTTTCGCCGGGATTTCCTGCAACCGGGCCAGCTCATTGCATAGTAGGTCGCCGAACTCGAAAACATCTGCACCTCCTTCTATGGTCCACGTGGCAGTTGTATTTGTCCACGTAGTGAATGTATCATCATCAGTTGTTTGAATTTTGCAAGGGGTCCAACCAAAAATAGCCGCTCCGAAAATATTATCGACCTTTAATACATCGCTATTCCCTGCTACATTATTCGTAGCATACTTCCGCGCCGCCTCGAAATTGCTTATTTGGTCGTTTCCGGCAAGCGTAAGCACCAGATCGGACCATCGGTAATCATGAACGGTAACAGATACTGTATTTTCATCATAATCCTCGCCCCCGATTCCGCTATTAAAATCAATAGAAAATCCTGTCTGAGCATTAGGGACAACGGGCGTATAAAACCCGAATGGAATACTACCGACAAACCTGTCAACCGAATTAAACGGCGTTGAAACCTCATAATACACGCTTGATACTACCCACGTAGGGGACTCCTGATTAAGCGTAGGGATACCGATTCCACCGGCCACAATAGGCGTGGTGTCGCTGTCGATTCGGTAGTCTCCAGGGGTAGTTTTCAGGATTATTCCAAAAACATACCGCCAGGGCTTCGTGTGTGCCACCACTTCGAGATCAACATGCAGCACCCCGGAGCATTTAAAGAATGTATCAGCATCATAACTAATTGGCGATTGCGCAAATGGCGTATTTGACCCGGAGTCCTTATACCACTTCCAGGAAAGATTTTCAATGTAATTTCTTTGCGTTTTGTGGTTATATGTTACCTCTACCCTGCGCAATGCCGGCAGATAAGAAAACTCCCCGCCGGACAGCCGCGCCCGCACATCGTTTTGTGGAATCGCCCTGTCGTAATTGGCTGAAGTCGTGCCTGTCAGGAATCCGCCCGCGTTGTCATACCACCGCTCGATAAACGTTTCTTCGTGCCGCTCCCTGATTTGCTCGAATCGCCATGCGCCATCAGACAACATTATACGGGCGTTCCAATGCAGGCAGATTTGCTCTACAACGTAATATGCGCTTTTCCAATCATAGTCGTCACCGTCGTTTGATTTCGCCCGCGTGGCAAATACTTCCCCCGGAATTCGGCTATATTGTAGCGGGTCGGTATCCTCAGTCAGAGGGTCCGGCATATTGTCGTCGCGCCAACTTACCACCGTTCTAAGCCATTCGTCCGACTCATCCCAGAAATCTTCTGTCCCGATATAAAACAGGCATTTAATAAGGTGCGCCGATGTCTGAAGGTTGCCCCACGGGATGTTGGGCGTCGATCCGGTATCCTTGTATTCCTGACCCTTTAGCCGGCCTATGCCGTCCGTGGCCTTCACGGTGAGAAAATAGGCCGATCCAATGTCCTCGAAACCGGACATGTCTTTTAACACATACCCGCACCAGTACAGGAAATCGGTATTGGAAACGACCCGCCATATAACGATGTTAAACCGCGTCTCAACGCTTCCGATTAAGTCGGTTAGAAAGTCGGTAAGATCGTCGAGGTTGTCAGGGTTTACCACAATCGAAACCGAGGCGTTGCTCCCAATGATGCCGGGCACTACTTTGTCGGTTTCCCCGGAATAGTTCAGCGTGAACCCGTCGGCGGCGACATCTACCGTGTTCGAAACAGAAAAAGCGCCGCTGTCGTGTATCTCTACCCGGAACGTTTCGCCTTGCAGTGTTTCGAAATTCTCCGATGTGATCCTGACGGCCATTACCGGTAGCGCCCCCTTTCGCGTGTTGCTTTTTCGGATGAAAGAAGGATGTCGCTGCCCCTGATTGTTCCGTACACTTCCACCATGCCGCCCATATTTGCCGATTCATCACGAAAAACGGATCGCATTAATTTCTCCGGAGTTACAATCTCCGGGTTATGCCTTGCACCTGCATATTCACCCACAAGAGCCATCGTCGGTTGGCGAATAACGCCACCTCCGGCAAGCGCCGGCGCAGTAACTTTGTTGACAAGCGCCTGGAATAATGCCCCCGCTGCCGCCCCGGCAATACCGGCGGCGATGATATTGTACGGCGGCGGCACGCTTTCCAGCATTTTTAATGCCGCCTGAGTAACGGCCATTTGAATTGCCGCTTTTATTATTTTCGCGGCAGATTGAACAAATTCCTGTGCAAAACTTTTTGCGCCACTTGTGCCGGCGTTGAACGCATCGACCAATCCTTGCCCAAGTGCAAGGGCCACTGTCTGCATAGCATCGCCCGTTTGCATTACCACGGTGGACATCTGCCCCCATGCCTCAGAAAATGATATTACTCCGGCATTAAGCGACTGCATTACCTGACTTGCGGTAAGGCCAAGATCGACATACGTTCTTTTTACGCTTTCAGTAAGTGCCAACTGTTTTTGCATTGCCGCTTCCGCCGCTCCAGTATCAGGGGCGCCAATGCTGCCGGGGAGTGGAAGTGTGGCCACTTGTGGCGCTGCTGCCGGAGAAGCGCCGACGGCTGTTTGTGTGGCGTTTGGCGCTCCGAATCCTGCCGATATTTGCGCCCGAATCTGTTGAAGGTAGCCTTTTAGTTTTTGTACCGGTGCGCTTGACGGGCTAAAGCCGGCATCAATCAATCGTTCAACCCCGGCCTCAATTTCTTTCGTTTTTTCGCCTACGAAGTCAGACCCTAATTCGGCCTGCTTTTTGTTTATGGCGTCGATGCCTTTTTCTACGTCCTTTAATGCCGTGGCCATCGACTTTTGCGCCTTCGCCGCTTCCTCTTTGGCGTCGATCTGCTCTTGCGTGAGGATCGTATTCTTGCCGGTTGCCGCGCTGTTTTCGTCCAGGGCCTTATTTAGGCCGCCGTTTTCCTCAATCAGTTTTTCGAGTGCCTTTTGTTCTGCCTCAATGTCCTTTATCCGCTGCAAGGTGCCGGCGTGACGATTAGCCAAAATGGTCTTATCTGCCCCGGGCGATACTGCGCCGGCAATAATCGCCTCCGCTTTCGTCAGCAAGGACGCCTCTTTCTTTAGTTCGTTTTCTTGGTCTATTTTTTCATTGGCAAGCGTCTGAATTTTGGCAAATGCGGCCTGAGCGGTCGCCGCCCTGGTAATGCTCCCAACGTAGCCCTTTACTGCCGCGTCAAGTCCGGCGACTAATCCCTTTTCGATTTTCAGGTTTCCGAAATATTCGGGGCTGATCTGCTGCAAACGCTTCAGCGCCGCCTCCCGGCTTGCCATTGAAGCGTTATTATTTTCGAGGGTTTTTGTCAGTAGGCTAATCTCTGCCTTTTCCTTTGCGATGCTCTTTTGCGCCTGCTGCTGAACGTCGCTGATCGACTTTTGTAGTTTTTGCGTTTCCGTCAGCGCGGTATTCCATTCAATAACCGCCTCTACTATTTTCGTGATAGCATAGGCAACCGCGACGGCAATAAGCAATTTTTGAGCGGCTCCGAGCGCCTCAAATGCGACGGCGGCTTCAAGGGCAAACACTTTCAGGCTCCCTAATGCAGGCAGGAAGGATTTAAGGTAAAAACTGATAACTGAAACGCCAATTAGTTTCAACTGGCCAATCGACCACAATAACGGCCCAATGGCGGCAACAATGGCGGCGGACCAACCAATAAAAGCCTGCTCTCCGGCGGTTAGACCCTTGAATCCTTCTACAAGATCGGTTAGCGCGTTAGATACGGCGTCTAACCTGCCGGTGATATTGAATGTCTTTACAAGTGTTTCGCCCAGCGTGGCAAGGGATTGCTGAGCGGCGGCGGCGGCATTTACGAAAGCATTTTTTATCCCGCCCTGCACGCGCGGAAGGACAGATGCGGCCTCGGTGATTCTATCCACGAAATCCTTGCCGCTGATCCCCATTTTTTGGATCGCCTCGGTATTGGTCGTACCGAATGTTTTCAGCATCAGGTCGGCCAACTTCGGCATATTCTCTACCATGATCCGCAAATCCTGAGAAAGAACCTTTCCTTTCCCGATCATTTGCGTCATTTGAACCGTCACGGAATCGAGGTTTTCCGCTGTGCCGCCGGTCATGGCTATTGTGTTGGCCAGCTCGGAAATAACCTTTCTGGCCGCCTCTGCGCTATACCCTACACTTTGCAGGCGGATTGACGCCTTTACTGCTTGCTCGAAATCAAGGCCCGGCGCAAGTGCCGCTTTCCGCAATGCCTCCAATTCGGCGTGGGCTTCGGCGACACTTCTCCCGGCAGACGCAAATGTGCTTTCCATCGCCAACCGGAGTGATTCCATATCTCCGGCAGATTTTATGGCGGCGGCGCCAATGCCGGCAAGTGGGGCCGTAATGCTAAGCGAAATGCGTTGGCCAAGGTCGGCCATCGCCTGGCCCGAACTCCTCAGGCGAGATTCTACCGCCCGCAATTGGCGGTCGAAATCCCGGGTAATTAGGCCCAGCCGTACATTAAGTTCGCTTATTGTTGCCATTTTGCCTCATTTGTGCCAGCGTTTCATCCGCATGCGCTTCGAAGTTTGCCAATACCGCCGGGTCCACCGGCTGCCAATCTATTTTTTTCGGCTTCTCCCATGGGGAGGGCCAAAACCGGTTTAGCGTCGCGTGTTTCTTCAGGTGGGGGGAACAGATAAGAAATGAGGCCACCCGCGTCCGCTCAAAATCGTATTTCTGCCTATCGTCGTACGCCTTAACCCTGGCGGCGAAATAGCGGGGCGACGTGTCCCAAAATTCCGCCTCCGACATTCCGATCATCGCAGCCGTTTCGAGTAGCCCTTGCCAGTCGATCCTGGCCGGGCCGTCGTCTTTTTTTTTGCTGTGTCCGATTCTCCGGCTTCGGGTTTTGGTAGCGATTCGAACAGCGCGTTCACGCATTGCTGCATCGCCGCTTGGTCGCCAAAAACCCAATCGGCCACATCCTCGGCTTCGAAATCAACTTCTATGCCCTCCTTCCTGTGCGCGTGCTTCAATCCGAAAAAGACAAGATCGGTCAGTGGCTTAACGTGTACCGCTGTGGCAATCCTGGCAAGGTCGTTGTCGTTTACCGCCTGCCCGGCCTTGTCCATTTCGGACGCCACCTGGAAAAGCAATTCGTTGTAATTGCCGCCGGTTTGCGCCTCATAGCCGTATGCCACCGCGTGGCCGAATGTAATAGGCCGCTCTTTACCGCCTATCTTGATCCATGTTATCATTGTTTCCCGGTTTATGATTATGAGAAAGTACCCTGGGTGACGGCTCCAGAAACGGTGATCTCGTATGACATTGTTACGCCCTCGTTGTTGCCGCTTGACGTGATGCCGTTCGACGTGAAATACCCGTCGCCGGATAGTTTCGTGTCACCGGATACTCCGGTGCCGAAAATCCAGTTTACCCTGGTTTGCGCCAAGGCCAGCGTCATCAATTCGTCGTGGCCGTTGGCGGCGTCATACGATACATACAGTTCTCCGGAGATTGACGCCGAAGTCATGCCCGGCAGAACTTCCTTCCATTGTCCAGAATCTTTACAGGTAACATCGAACACCTCATTGTTGATCGTCAGCTCGGCGTTAGTCTGGCAGGTGATCGTTACAGGCGTTGCGCCGTCTGCGGCCACCTGCATTTTAAGCAGTTTTGAGTTAATAGTGCCTGCGGTCATCTTTTATTCTTTTGTAGTGTTTGTGTTTGTTCGTTCGGTGGTTTCGGGGCTGATTTCATCGCGGCTATTTTAGTTTCGCTTAGTGGGGTGCAATTGTTATAAAATTCCAGATTGCCCTTTTTTAGCGGGGCGTCATCCGGCATATATTTCGCGTCTCCTTGCGTTACTAATCGCCCAGCCGTTTCGTCACTGCACTCTACGCACCATCCCGCCTTTTTCTCCGATAGCGTCCCGGCGTTTATGTTTCGCAGGAGTAGTATTTTTCTCATCTGAACAGGCCTTTTATCTTGTCCAACAGCGACCGTTTTTGCAGGTGCGGCCACACCTGCGCCGTTTCAATAATCTCCGGCTCCGGGGCTTTTATCACGCCATTGGCAACGAGGTATTCAATATCATCGCTATATACCATCCCGGTATGGCCCGCCGGGTACAGGTAGCCGTATGTTGCGCCGTCCTTCAGGAATAAAACCTCTACTCGCTTCATTTATAACCGATTGAATATGTTTGCATTACTCTAAATATTTCAGGTTTGGCGCTGAACATGTCCTGCTGACCCGAAAACTCAATATGTGTAAGGCTCCCGCTGCTCGTATAGTCCAACGCGCCCCGGATAGCCGCCGCCGCGCCTTGTGTCGTGGCGTAAGTCTCGCCATACACGTCTATCTGTACAGTAACCCTATCAAGACTCGAAGCCGTCGTTTTGCTGTTCGTCGGATTCGTTCCAACCACATTTACTGCCGCCGCCGGGTATGCCGTCTCCTGCTCCAGTACTCCAGGATAAATCCGCCCGGCAAAAAGACCGTTCGCGGTCCCGTTTGCCGCTATCAATGTTTTTATCGGTCCGGTTACATTCATGGCCCGAATATTTTCTTTTTCAATTCCTGTATTGCTACCTGCAAGGTTCTCGCGCCGATTGCATTTACCGCCGGCCAGACAAAAGCCCGTGGTCGTATTCCTGCCTCAGGTGCGCCGTATTCCATCCAGTGTGCGTAGAATCCGTCAACGCGGCTACCCGAAAAGGTGCCGCCGCTGCCGCCCTTATCTACTTTCGGCCCGACAAAAACAGCATCCGACCGACTGAAAATAAGCACACGGATTGATCGTTTCAGGTTACCAGGATCGTATATGGCTACCGGCTTTCCATCCTTATACCGGAAATGCTCGTAATCTGCCTCCGGCGCCCCCGCTTGGATAGCGTTAATCAGTATAGGCGCCGCCTTTTTAAAGGCAGCCTGACTCTCTTTCTTAGCGTAACCAGAAATGCGGTAAAGACGCCTTAATAGTGCGTCGATCTCGTTTTCCAATTGCGTGTTTATCCGTGTCGTTGCCATTTTATATCTTTCTTTCCGCCGTTATTTTTAAGAATCTGCGCCGGCCCAAAACCTCTATTTTCCGGATGTCGTAATATTCGCTGTCGTACAATACCCTGTTTTTCACCGTCACCGAATCGCGCCAACGGATCGTAATCTCGATGCGCAAAACGGAAAGGTTGACATGCCCGTCGTAATCTTCGCCGCTGCCTGTGGCCGCGTATTCAATCCGGGCAAACTCCGTGGCGTATGTCGTCCAGGTTTTCGTTAACCCGCCGTAACTGTCTGCCGCCGTGGTGAAAGATTGTAGTTCAATCTTCGTGTCCATCGCGGCGATGTCGGGCAGTATCTTCGAAAGGTTCTCCATTACACCAGATTGACCCGGTTATTGAAAAGCAAACTGTCGGCACTCCTTACCCGGTATCCTGCGCCAACGCCGCCCGTAGGGATGTCTTCCCGATTTTCATACAGGAAGGCAATCTTTTGCAGCATGGCCGCTTTTGCGTCCGCCGGGACGTTTGCCGGGGACGTATAACCCGCGACAAACGTGCAGATAACCGAGTTAGGGTACTGGCCGAGTGCTGGATAGTCCACGTCTTCCGTAGGGAATATCCGGGCAATTGTGCTTTTCGAATCAAGCGTGTAGTTTGATGACGCCCAGGTTTGCGTCGCCCCGTTTTCGTCTATATATTGGATTGAAGTGACCGATGCGACGGGAGACACACCAAGGCTCCACGCCTGCACCGGCCACTCGTCCCAATACTGTTTCAGTGTTTGGGTTAACAGCGCCCGGCCTGCCGTTTTTTCAGCCCACTGCCTGGCAGCGGTAATGAACATTTCCAGCATGGCGTCGTGGTCGTTCGTCGTCAGGTTGAGAAACGTTTTCACCTCTTGCACAGTGAGCGGTTCGGCGGTCGGTTGCGTTGTTACCTCTAAGGTCATAGCGTGTTTTAATTACGACGGGTGAACAGTAGCCGAATAGGCGAACGCCTGGCCGTGTTCGATGGCGATGTCATGCCATGTGTTCAACACGATCCGCATAGTTGCCGTGGTAAGACCGGTGTACGGATCGAGCATCAGCTCCGATCCGCCCCATTGGCCAACAATCAGCTGCGACCAATCGCCGAAGAACATATAGTGGCCGCCCGATCCTGTTGGTACGATGGTGGACGTAATCGCACGGTATCCGTTAATCGAACCGCCGCCAACGTTGTTGCCTTCCATGATGAATCCATTTCCGGCAACATCTCGCTTTACGGTTTTCAGGATGCCGGCTACGCCTGGCGTGGTCAAGTAGGCTATTGCGCCTTCGTTCAGGGCGTCATCGGTAGCAACTTGCGTCTCGAAGTCCACGATCTTTGCCCAGGTCGGCGAGGCAGCAACCGTGATGACGTTTACGTTCGACGTTCCCGTAATGCCGGTGGGCGTAGTGCCGCCTCCGCCGGTAAGGGCCGCGAGGTCGAGCGCATTGTCGCGGGCCTTCAGCAGGCGTTCGCGCACGAAGTTCTCTACGTTCAGGCTGGACTGCCGGAGCAGTTGGGTAGAGAAGTCGGACCAAGCCGTTAGGCGGTTAGGCGACATCTGCACGCGGTCGGTCGTCGGGTTGCTTTCCGTGGAAGCGGCCTGTTCAGCGGCCCACACGGCGGTAGTCGTGCCGTCGTTGCGCGGGAAGTCGATATTGCCCACCAGTCCGGGAAGGAAACGAACTCCCAAGCGGGAAAGGACGCCTTGCGGGTCCAAATACGGGATCAATTGCCCGGTTTCCGTCGCAATGGTGAATCCGCCGTCAGTGGTAGTGGTGCTCATGTCCCGTTTATGGAATCCGGGGATTTTGCGCTCCTGGATGAAAGACGGAATCATGATGCCCTTTCCGAAATCACGAAGGCCAACCTCATTAGCCTCTTTCGTTCCTTCGTCGTGCATCTCTTTTACGATGCCCTCCATTTTTGCCGCCCCATTAAGTACCCGGATAGCGTCGGCGAAGTGAAAGCGGCTACGTGCGTCCTCGACTTTGTCGCCGCGCTTGCTTATCACGTTTAACGTAACCGGGGTTTCGGTGGTGGTGCTGGATGTCCACCCGGCGGACCGGGCTTCGATGTCCAGAATACTCTCAAGTCGGCGGACCTCTGTTTCGAGAGTTTCAAGTTCCTTGTGTGCCGCATCAAGGGCCGGGCCGTCTACGTCTTCCGACCATGTGCGTTTTTCGATCTTTTCGCTGAGCGCCTTTACCTTGTCCAGCGCCGCCGCCCGCTCCTCGCGTTTGGCTTTCAGCATTTGAGCTGTCTGCATGTGTTTGTTTATTTGTTTGGAAAACGGGCTATTAAGGCTCTCGCCTGTAAGCGCCGCTGGTTGATAATCTGTTTGTCTGTCGAACGCTGCCCGTTTACGGCAGCGATAATTTCCAGGTACGCGGAAATGGCTACTTTGTGCGCGTCTGCCGCTGCCTGGTACAAATCGGCCATGTCGGGGTATTGCTCCGAACACGTTTTGCAGTGTTCGATTTCTTCGTTAAGTTCGTTAATCGCTTCCGTGGCGGATTTGATCTGCCCTTTATTTTCTTCGATGTCCATGCCGTACATATCTGCGAAGCGGGTTTCGATTGCGCCGGCTTCATCTTCAATCGTCAGCGCATTATCGGGA